AACAGGCATACGACAGATTCCTTTTTATTGCAGAACTAACGAAAGAACACACACATGAGTGAAAAAGTATTATGTAAAGATTGTAAACATAGTTTTAGAAAGTTTAATGATTGGCTATTTCATGGCTCATCGTCAATTGCCTATAGCTGTCGTAAGACTTTCAAAGAAGCACACGTAGAGCCTGATTTGGTATTGGGATCTAAAAAGGTTCCATCCAAATATGAATCTTGTAGTGTTGCCCGTATTGGTAATCCAAGTCGAACAGATCGTTGCGGCGAACAAGGTATCTTTTGGGAACCAAAAGATAAGAAAGATTTGTTTAAATATATCAAACATGTGAGTGTATAAAATGGAACTACTAATTGACATCATTGCATTGGCTATTGCATTTTGGGCAGGTATACATTATGCTCAAATTAGATTCCTTACTAATATTGCCAAACATCCTGAAAAGTTTATTAAGATGCTTGAACAGATCAAGGCTATAAACGACAACGAAGAACTAGGCTTGCCCGAAGATGCTGTTGAAGTTCGAATTGAGAAGGATAAAGATATGGTCTATGCATATGAAAAGGTTTCAGGACAGTTCCTAGCACAAGCCCAAAGTCTACATTTGGCTATGATTGAAGCTACCAAAAGATATCCTGGTAAAAAGTTTTGGCATCCTGAGTTAACTAAAGATACTCAAACGTCTTGAGTTTTATTGCACATTGTAATATACTTAGAAATGTAGCAGGTTATTGCCTGCACAATAACAAAGGAAACTGAAAATGAAATTCATCTCTAAAGAAACTAAGACCTACAAATTGTTCAATGCATTGTACAATGGCGAGAAAGTAACTGCTAGCCAAGCTGAAAAGCGTTTTGGCATTAAGAACATTGCGGCAGAAGCATCACGCATTCGTCAATCAGGCTATGCTGTTTACAGCAAGAGCCGTGTTGCAGGTAACGGTTTGACTGTTACTGAATATGAAATGGGTCATGCTAGCCGTGAAATCGTAGCACTTGGCTACAAGGCTAAAGCAATGGGTATCACACTTTAATACTAAAGTGTTACCAAAAAGGACTCTTAGGAGTCCTTTTTTATTGGTTGACTAATAGTGTAAAAGGCACTATAATAAACACATATTAACAAAACAGGCTTTGAAAGGCATTTATGGCAACTAAGATTTCTAAAACTAAACTTAAAGAACAACGCATCGCCAAGTATTTGGCTCCGTTTACTACTAAGTTTGAAATGGAAGACTCGTATATCGATCTGCGTACAATGGCAGAGAACTTTCCCAACGGCATTATTCCAAATAAGGCTATTGGTGAAGCAGTTGCGGCAGTACTTGGTGCTAGTCCTATTCCTCGCTTGTCTATTGATCCTCAAACATTAAATGTGCCTAAGTTTGCTTGGGTATCTATGGATGACATTGCTATTAACCCACGTTTCCAACGTGACGTTATGCCAAATCACATTGCTAAGATTGAGTCTTTGTTTAAGGCAGAGACTATTATTGTGCCTTGTGCTATTAAAGACCCTGTGTCAGGCAAGTATTTGTTCTGGGACGGCCATCACACTACACGGGTGTGCGAACGTCAAGGCTGGACTCAGATGCCATGCTGGTATACTGAGGCGCAAATCGACGACACACATTCTGTAGAAGAAGCAACAAAGATTCTTATCAGCCATGCTGGTAACAGTATGATTACCATCAACAAGAGTGGTAAACGTGAATTGAGTTTGTATGACGCACACATGATTGGTGTTGACTGCGGCCATGCTGAGCCTGTTGTTATTCAAAACATCTGCGATGCTAACAACGTGCGGGTGCGTAAGGCAAGCTCTAAAGCTGGTGATATTAGCCACATCAATCACTTGTATGGTGCATACGGTCTTGTGCAGTCTAGCTCAGGCATTAAAGGTATCTACCTTGCTCGTGCGCTACGTTTCTGTCGTGCTACTTGGCCAAAAGAAATTATCCAACCGATTGTCATGTTCTCAATGGCACGTCTGTATCAGCATACAGAAATGCAAACTGGTGTGCTGTTACCCACAGCGTTTGATGACGAACTTGGCACTATCCTTAAAAAGAAGTATGGGCCAGCTGAAGTGGTACATGACGAACAAACTGGCTTTAAGGCGCAGTTTATCAACCAATTTGGTTCACTTGCAGGACACCCTGAAGTTGTTACAAGTGGTTTGATTCTTACTTACAACAAACATGGCAAAGGTGGCTACAAGTTGGCTCAGCCCGAAGCTGTGTATCCGGTGAAATAATGGAAGTCGTAGACTACATCCTTTACTTTAAGAAATGCCCAGGGGTTACCGACCCTAGGCATTTCAAAGTAGGCATTGCACAGTTACACACAGCCCGCTCACGACTTGCTACATATCAAAATGCTGTAGGTCCTGTATGGACTGAAAGTTTCATGCGGGTGTGGGTAGGCGACGGTAATCAAATTAAACTTGCTGAGAAGGCATTTAAACGTCATTTCAAAGAGAACATATCTAGTGCAGAAGCAGGACTCAGTGAATGGATATGCGATATCACTTTGGAAGAACTATTAGCATACATTGATGAACTTAGAGAAGAACACTTCATTAAGTTTATAGATGTTCCTGAACAGTTCCTTCCACTAACAATGCCCTTATGCGAAGACTTAGCCGAGTGGTATACAGAAAATAAACCCTTAGAAGACTAGTCAATAAATACCTTAAGAGGTGTTTATGAAAATACTAGTAACAGGCCATGAAGGCTTTATTGGACGCAACATGCTTGCTTGGTGTGCGGCCGAGGAAGGCTGGCATGTCGACGGTTGGGAATGGAATCCAAATAGTTATCCAGACGTAAGTAGTTATGATTGGGTAATACATTTGGGTGCTATTGCTGACATGACTTGCACTGATGTTGAAGCCATTATGAAACAGAACTTAGAGTTCTCACAATGGTTATTCGATGAGTGCAATGCTCACGGCGTTAACTTACAATATGCTAGTTCTAGTAGTGTCTACGGCGACACTAAAGACTTTAGCGAAACTGCCACTTGTTTACCACAAACACCTTATGCCTGGAGCAAGTATCTATTTGATCGCTGGGTATTCCAACAAGATGTAAAAATTATGGTACAGGGTTTCCGTTACTTTAATGTATACGGCAAATATATGCACCTTAGAGGTAAACGTGCCAATGCTATTGTTAAATGGCGCACACAAGCTCGCAAAGAAGGTAAGATTACTGTATGGGAAAATGCTGAAAACATTAAGCGTGATTGGACATGGGTCGGAGATGTTTGCCGTTTACATATAGACTTTATTAAAACAGTTAAAGGATCTGGTATATGGAATTGCGGAGCAGGATTAGCACACAGCTTCTTGGACATAGCAGAAGAAATAGCCGAACAAGAAGGTGTTGAAATTGAGTTTGAGCCAGTTCCGCCGCAAGAACTTGCACGTTTTCGTAGCAAAACTCGGGCTGATCTAACGCATCTAAAGGACACAGTGGGACGGCGCAAGTGGTTAAATGTATTCGAGTACTTGAATCAATAAATACATTACTATGCGAGCAACTGAATTTATCAACGAAGAAGCCTTTGGAACTAACCAAAGAAGAACACAGCGTCCAGGTGCTAGACCGGCCCGTGGGCATGAAGCCATACCTACCTATAAAGAAATAGAAGAACACGGCCCAACAAGTCGTAAACTTTGTGTTAGTAATGTTAGCGACGAATCGTTAGGTGCGAGTGCGCTTGCTAGTTGTAAGAGTCAGGGCTTACGTGCCCGTGACGGTAAGAAGAGTCATTTGATTGGACATGGTTCAAGCAAGGTTCGTATTACTGTTGGTGGTAAGAAGATTAAGGGCAAAGCTCACGGCGGCCCACTTCCAGACTACGGTACACGCAAGGATCAGAGATGAGAATATTAGATATTATTACAGAAGCATTTGATCGTCAAGTGCTAGACATGCAAAAGGAATTAAAAGCCAAAGGTGCAGACTTAGGTACATATGGTCCTAACAAAGATGGACTTGATGGACGTCTTGGCCCTTACACACGTAGAGCGGCTGATAAGTTCCCAGAGATAGCGGCCAAATACAAAGATGTATTAGCCCGTCCTAATTCAATTGATGCACAAAAAGTTGATATATCAACTATACAAGATCCAGACTTCAAAGCCAAGTTAGAAAAAATTGCACAGAAACTTGGAACAACTTCTCATGCAATGTTAGCCGTTATGAAACAAGAGTCTGGTGTTAATCCTAAAGCACAAAACAAAATGGGTGGTGCAAGTGGTTTGATTCAGTTTATGCCAGCTACTGCTAGAATGTTAGGTACAACTACAGATGAACTACGTCAAATGGATGCAGTTCAACAGTTAGATTATGTTTATAGATATTACAAGTATACAGGAGTAGGTGATGGCTCCGTTGGCGATTTATATATGGCGACCTTTATGCCTAAATATATTGGCTATCCAGATAATCATGTGTTAGGTGCCAAAGACGCGACAGGATTTAGTGGTAAAGTTTATGCACAGAACAAAGGATTAGATAGGAATCACGACGGTCTTATTACAGTTGGAGATGTGAAAACTTCTGTACAGCGTTTTGCCTAACTAAATATCTTCATGGATATAACAGGTAATTTATTAATCGCACCTCCTTCAGTTAAAGGTAGTTTCTGGTATAAGACAGTTGTACTTGTAACTGAACATCACGATAGTGGTAGTATGGGATTAGTGCTGAATAAGCGTAGCCAAATGACTGTTAACGAGTTTGCACAGCAATTAGGATTTCATATGGATGTGCCAGGGTTCCTTTATCTAGGCGGCCCGATTAATGTAAAGAACCTTAGCTTCTTGCATACTCCAGACTGGCGCTGTAGTAACACAATGCAAATCAATCAATATATTTGTGTAAGCAGTGCAGAAGAAATACTGCCAAGACTAGCATTAGGCGATCGACCCAAACAATGGCGCATGTTTTTGGGTGTGTGCGGTTGGAGCCCAAACCAATTGCTAAGTGAAATCAAAGGTCTTCCTCCTTTTGAACAAAGTGTTAGTTGGTGTACAGCCAAAGGCGATCTTGATATGATTTTTGGTTCAGATCTCAAAGATCAATGGATGCAAACTTTAGAACGTTCCGGGCAGGAATTCGCACAAAACATATTGACTTAGGTTAAATATTCTAGTATAATGAACACTTCGTTATACTTTTTGGTTGGGTCTGTAAACACAATCAAGAGAATCAATTATGAGCACTTTAGTTTTAAACGCTGACGGACTTCCTGTTAGCTATCTCCCTTTAAGCACGATTGGCTGGCAAGAAGCAATCAAATATATGGTCCTGGAAAAGGCCCGTGTATTAGCATGGCACGACGATTGGATCGTACGTTCAGCAAGTTGGGAAACACCTGTGCCCTCAGTTATCATGTTGACAGACTACATGAAGATCAAGAGCGCAGTTCGTTTCAGCCGTGCTAACGTATACTTACGAGACGAAGGTATTTGCCAATATTGCGCCAAGCATGTTGATAAAAAAGTAAGTACATTGGACCACGTACATCCTGTAAGTAAGGGTGGAAAGACTACATGGGAAAACACGGTTACAGCTTGTGGCCCATGTAACAGTCACAAGAGTGACAAAGTTGGATTGAAGCCATTGAAGAAGCCTTACAAGCCTGACTACTATGAACTAGTGGGCAAGCGTAAGAAGGAACCATTCCAACTACAACACCCTATTTGGGCGGAGTATATGAATTGAAAAAACTATTATGGAATTGCTTGGGTTTTCTAAGTTTGGGTATGGCATACGTCGGAGTTATAACTCCTGGCATTCCATATAGTTGTTTTGTTGTTGCCGCGGCCTATTGTTTTAGCAAGGGCAACGAACGTATGCATCGTTGGCTTTACAATCATAAGTTGTTCGGCCCATTCCTAACCAACTGGGGAGAGAAACGTGTGTTCCCTACAAAGATGAAGTTCTTCATGCTGGCCATGATGAG